ACTTACTGCTGAAACGTCATACAGTTTCCCGATCGAAAGAATTGAACGAGTGAGAATGACGGTGCCGTCTTCTCTCTCTTCCTCTGTGTATGAGTCCTTGGTGACTGTGAATGCAAAAGACATTCTGTCGTAGAGACCCGCATCGATGTCTTCAAATACTGAACGAGATGACTCTGTCAGACCGAGATCAGTCCTTGTCTTGAGTCCGTGTTCGTCTGTTGAAAGGTCAAGAGAACCATTTCTCGTTCTTGCGTACACTCTGCCCTGATGGTCTATCTGGAAGATGACATCGGTCATATCGGTGTCCTTGAAAGCATCTTTGTCGACGTTCTCCATGACGATGTAGTTTCCGTCTCTGTAAAGTTCGTATGTATCACCGAATGTGGTGGCATAACCCTCTACAACGTAGTTCTTCTCTTCGCCTTCCTGAACCTCAGCCTTGCGAAGTTCCATCGTGCGGTATTCTCGATTATCTTTAATCGGCATCTGTCTGTTCCTCCTGTTCTTCACCCTTGGAAGGGTCTGTTGTTGGGTCTATGAAGTAATACTCACCACGTGCGATCAGGCGGTCACCGCCCTCGATCGGAGGCAAGTTCCATATCTCTCTGATCTCGTTGATGGTCATCAGTCCTCGGTCTGCCATCTGCGAACTGACATTCAATTTGTCGTTGTTCGTCATAAACTGAATGCGGTTAGCCGTCAGCGAGAACGAATTGCCCGTGTTCTGCTCGATGGGTGAGAAGATCATGTTCGTAATGACCTCCGATGCCTGAACCGCGAAAGGTTCAATAGCACCCTCATAGAACGCAGCAGCCTTGTCGCCTGTCAGTTCGTTCTTGACCGCTTCCGTTGACACACCGAAATACTTCTCAATGTTGGAATTGATCAAGGCTAACTGTTTTTCATCGACTGTGTACGGCTTGTAGTCAATCTGCTTGGGTTCACCAACGAGGTTCGAGAACAAGAGCAAGAAGCCTTCCTTGTCCTTAAGGTTGGCTTCCTTGATTCTTCTTCTCTCGGCTTCGATGTCTTCGTCCTTAGCGAAGTTATTCATTCTTGCCATGAACTTGAACGAGTTAGATTCGTTGATAGCCGACTTGATTGCCTGTTTGTTCAGATCAAGCAGAGACAATGTCGAATCGAGAGCATCGTTGTTGTCACCGAAGATGTCGTTCTTGTACTGATGCTTCGTGATGATTCCGCATCTGTCGAGTTCGATGGCTGCCGCCTTGCGGTCGTAGAAGGTGTATCTCAGATACTCCGTACCGCGATATGTGACAACCTCGCACTTGGACGGCAGAACAGGAAAGAGACCGGCTATCTGGTCGGTGTCATCAAGAATCGGCACTATGATCGCATTGTTCTGCATCTCATAGATGGTTCTTGCCCTATACCAGAACTGATACCAAGTCTGATACTCGTTCGGTCTGACCTTCAGCTTGGTTCTCACCTTAGCCTTGGCAGTTCCCGTCATCTCGATCTGAAGCTTTCCCGTATTCCTTGCAAGTGTGTCTATCGCAGACCTGACTTGGTCAAATTCATAGATTTCACCGCGCCAAGTGTGGAAGACCGCACTGTAAGCCGTAAGAGGAGACCATCTCTCCACCCCGACAGGATTGCGGTACTTCTTTGGAAACAGTTTCTCAAAAAGTCCCATTCTTCATTCCTCACTCGTTCTTTAATTGGCGACCGTATTCTCCCGCCCATTTATCTTTCACAATCAAGGCATCGAGCAGAGCGGCAGTGCCGTCTATGTGACTTGTCTCGTTCAATTTGACTATCTTGACCCTCTTGGTCATTCGGTCTCGTTGAAGTGCCGTGTCTAACAGATGCACTCTGAGAAGTGCATTGTCCCCGATCTTGATTCTTCTTTCTTTGAGTTCACCTTCAAGCTTGTTGATGGCGGGTGTCATGTTCCAACCCTGATAGACATCGTCCATCAGGAAACCGCCATCGTTCTTCATCTGTTGAACCAAATACTGACTTGAATATCGGTCATACCCGACCACCAACGGCATGATGCGGTAGTTCTGAACAAGGTTCATAAACCACGCAAAGACATCGTTGTAGTCGACGAAGCCTTCACCGCTCAATGTCAAGAACCCCCGTGCGATCATCTCGCGGTATGGTATGTCATCTCTTGCGATCGCTTCGTCTATCTTCTCAGCCGGAAGCCAGAAGTGCGATATGACGTATTCAATGTCGTTCTTCTCAATAACTACACAGGCGGCGGTCAAGTCAGTTGTTTGGGAGAGGTCGATGCCGCCGACCGCGTAGCTATTGTAAAAGTCTTCCAAGCCAAGCGGTTTACAAACCGCAGCATCGACTATCTTAGTCGCCAACCAAGCCTGTTCTGAAGACTGTTTTATGCAACAATACTTCGTCAGGAACTCTGCCTTCTTCGACAGAGAACCTTCCGCTATTGCTATCTCTTCGAGCATATAATCAACCGATACACTGACACCAAGATTAGGATTGCTTTTCGCAAGTTCATTTATGTCGTTCCATTTCTCTTCGTCATCTATCATGTAGAAGACCGGCAGCAGTCTCGATTCTTTTGAATCGCCAAGCAAGAACCTCGTTCCGCGCTTGAACAGTTCGTCGTATATGCCTTCGTTCACGTAACCCGATGTAGTACAAGACAAGATCATCGGCTGCTTGCGTGAACCCAGAGCCGACTTCATAACCTCATACTGTTTCTTTCCGGCATCGCCAACCCACGATGCTATCTCGTCACAGACAACCAAGTGCGGATTGAAGCCATCTGACTTCTTGGCATTGAATGCCACCTTCTTGATAACTGTGTTCGATTCCTCGATGTAATAGTCAGCCTTTCGACCTCTTGCCACTATCTTTGACTTCGTGTCTTCCTCGGCTTGTACCATCTGCCAGAAGCACGAATACACGATCTCGGCTTGTTCAAGCTTCGGCGCGAGACAGTAAATCTCAGCACCATACTCGTCATCGAGGAATGCCACATAGTCCATGACCGCAGCCGCGAACAGTGACTTGCCGTTCTTTCGTGCCACGATCAGTACGATCTCTCGGAACTGACGATAGTTATTCTCGTCAACCACTCCGAAGATGACCGACACCAATGCCTTCTGCCATAACTCCAATTTGATCAGATCGTTGCGACCCTTGGAATGATGGCAGTAGTTCTCGATGTACTTGACCGCCCTGTCAGCCTTCTTTGGCGCAAAATAAAAGGTCTTGTTCTCAAGACCCTTTACGATGTATTCATATAACAGAAGAACCCATCTGCCGACTACGATCGAGCCATCTCGTATCTTCTGATAGTATTCCCGAATGTAATCAGTCATCTAACTTGCTGAAACCACTCTTCACTTCTTGCGCCGGAAGTAATTCGTCGAGCTTCTTTATGATCGCAAGATAACTCTTGTCTCTCACTGCGAAGATTTTCGACTCTGGTCTCTCTCTTGGGAACTCGACACCATCATTAGCCTGTTTGAACATCTCCGTGTTCCCATTCTTCTGTATGTCTTCCCACAGATCGTCAAGTGATACCCTCAGTCTTGCCGCCTGAACTATCAGTCCGTCAACAAGTTCTCTCTTGTTTGCCGGTATTCTCTGATAAAGCAGACTTAAACGGTCGTATTCAATCTGTTCTCGACTCTTTTCGGTCGGTTTCGGTTTTTTTGTTGCCATTTTTGCACGTCCTTTCATTTGCGCAACCCCTGTCGTACAATACCCTTGGGTGTTTTGATCAATGCCTTAGCACCGTTAATCCCATCGGAGGGTCATGCGGAATCGCGACGGAGGGCTATCTCTTCAATGTCTTTCGTTCCTTTTTTCGTGTTACAAGCAAAACAAGCAAGTCTTACATTGTCCCACGTATGTGTTCCGCCTTTGGCGAGAGCTTTAACGTGTTCAACAGTCGGATACCTTCCGCCAACCACAAACGCATCGTTAATAATCTGAAAATCAGACCAGTCGCAAGTCTCGTTACATAGATAACAAACTCCTTGATCTCGGTTGTATAACCTTTCAAGTGTTATGTCCTTGTCAAAGTCCTTGCCCATTCTGATTCTTCTCTTGTGTTCACTGTTTCGGTTTGATTTTCGCAGAGTATCTCTGTAATGCTTTTCAGAACATTCGGAACAGTATGTTCGTCTGTTCTCAATTAAAGCACCACAATCCTTGCAGAACTTTAAAGCAAGTTGTGTACTCTTCCGATTCTTGTCGGCAGCCTTCCTCAAACCTCTTTGCCACTTTTCAAATTCGTGTCGGCTTTCAGTTTCACTTGCCTTACTTGCCTGACATGAACGGCAAATTAGTTTTCCGTTTCCACGAAGAGATATACTACTTATGCTTTTTACCGAACCGCAAGCAGTACACCTGATCAAAAGCATCTGCTCATGTGTGACTTCGTTTGTTTTTCTTTCGACTAATTCAAATTTGCCATCTGTTCTTGTTTTGACCTTTTCAGACCAATCTGTTCTGATTATGCCTTTATTCCAACCTCCGCCCTTATGAGCATGACGGTTTTCGTTTCCAAGGTCTTGGTACTTAAGATTGTGGCTTTGACAATATTTCTCGACTTCTTCTCTGTCGACACCTAATGTCTCGGCAACCTCGGTATAGTCATATCCGGCTTTCCTTAGTTCCTCGACTTTTGCCTTCCAATCATCTTCTATATCAGCATACAAGCAACCATTCTTTGAGCATATGTTTCGAACAGTTCTTTCTTTGATGCCGAGAATTTCTGCAACATCTTCATACCGCACTTCGTTGTGTCTCAGTTCTATAACTCTCTTGACGATTTGCTCATATCGAACAGATTCATTATTCCTGAGTCCTAACCGTTTTGATATACTTCTAATCTGTTCAAGACTAATACCAAGTTCTTCTGCAATCTCACGATTGCCTTTTCCATCAGCATTTAGCCTTTTTATATCTTCATCATATATCTTGTTGTGTTTTGGTTTTTCCTCTTTGGTCTTAGGCTTTGAAATTGTCTTGTATGTATATCCATAGTTCTCACAAACTCTTGCTACACTCTTAACAGTACAATTTAACTCCTCAGAAATCTCATGATAGAGTTTTCCTTCTGACCTCATTTCGAGGATTCTTTTTGTCTTTTCGTTCATAACTACCGCCTTTTGTAGCTGCCTTGAAATGTAATCGGCAAGGAAACCTTCAAGGCTAAAGGCTTTCGTATTGCAATTACTATCCTTGCCGGAATTACCTATGGTCGTGTCAGAAGTTCTCCGTCAACGAACTTCCATCGCCTGGTCTTCTTCTTTCTGCCGTGTTCATCGTTATGACAAGCAAGGCATAAGGCTTCAAGGTTGTCGAAGCCGTACATGATCTCAGGGTCACCTATGTTCTCAGGCGACAAATGAATCTTGTGGTGTACTATCTTTGCCGGTTCGTAGATTCCTTTAGCAAGACACCTCTCACACAAATGGTTCACTGATTCAAGGTAAGTGTCCTTGCATCTGTGCCATTCAGGTGAATTGTAGAATCGACTGTCAATTGCTCTCATAAGCTTCTCCTGTCAAAATGAAACCCCGACCACTCACAGCTAAATGGTCAGGGTTCAATGAAAGGAAGTCCAAATACGGCAGAACCATATTTAACCATTTAGACAATAACATTATTATTTGTCGGTTTTTGTCGCATCTTCTTCCTTTTTGCGGTTGAACATAACCGAATCTTCTCTCATGTAGTTGTAGAAGTACAATGGCTGCTCGATTCTTGGGTACACGAAGATGTTATATCGGTGCATCATGTGCTGAACCCATTCAACGTCATCGTCGTACTTCTGAGAAGTGAACTTGACCTTCTTGGCAAGGTTGGCTTTCCATACCCACTGCCATACTGTGTACAGATAGCCGTAGTTTCTGTAAGTGTTCGATATGAAGTCAAGTCTGACGTATTCCTCTTCAGGGTGGTCGTCGAAGAATTCAAGAACCTTCCCGATCGCGTGATTGTCAATCAACCAATCGTCTCCGTCCAGAAGCCAGATCAGTTCCCCTGTCGCTTCTGCTATGCCGTCATTCCTCGACAGTCCGCTTGAATGGTACTCTCGGTCTAAGATGATCAAGTTCTTATATGAACCTCCGAGAAAGACCTTGATCATGTCGTGAGTCATGTCTTCGCACGAATCACAGATGAATATAGGTTCTATCTCGTCATGGTCACAGACCTGATGCTTGAGAGATACCAATAATGGTTCAATGTACTTCTCAAGGTTGTGTACGGGAATCACTAATGACAGTTTCATTCGATTATCACCTCATCTTTCGGTACAAATGGAAATACCGCATCTAATGCTTCTTGTCTCTTGTCGTAGATCGTAGAGCGGTCGTAGTTGAACTTCTTGCAGAGTTCGGGAACTTTCTTCTTGTTGATGTACCAAGCATAGAGCAGCGCACTCTGGAATGAACTCTTGGCTTTCTCAATGACATCTTCCGTCCGGCGCATCTCTCGGAGGTATTCTTGAATGCTCTTGTCTATCTCTCCCGACAGAACGGAATACTCGATGAACTTGTTCTCGGAAGTGTTCTGGTCTGACCCCGATGGTATGTGGTTAGCATCGTAAGTTCCCACACCCCAACCTATCAGCTTGTCTCTTTGCTCAATCTTGGAAGTGATCAGGTCTTCTTTACCCCACATACGCGAAAGCCACAGGTGCGCGATGTACTGATTGTCAGTCATGGTCTTCACCTCGTTTTAAGTCAGAAAATCGTTTGCGATTAATCTCTATATATGCTGTTGGATAGCCTTCCCATTTTTCAAGCCATTTATTTACAAGAGCCGTTAAACATTCGTTACAACAAGCGTCCAAATCTTCAATACTGTCAGGACTGTCATTACCCCAATCATTGTGTCCTGAAAATACAGAATAATATGTTCCGTTTTGTTTTGTTATATCAAGATGTTTGCCACAGTTATCACAAACAAAATCTCCTTTTACGCAAACGGAAACTTCTCTTAATTCTTTTATCCATTTAATCTCTCTACTCATTCTTCACCTCTCAAATCCGCACCACAGTTCATACAGAAGTTAGACGTTCCATAAGTTGTTCTCCAATTGCAGAACGGACACTTCCAACCCTTCCTGCTCATAAAGTCCAAGTCTTCTCGCCAATCCTCTTCCCACTTGCCGTGCGGTCTGATGCCCTTCAGTCCGTCCTCCGAGCCGTCTTGATACCCTCTGTTGTATATCTCAGCAAGAGACAAGTTCTCGACGTTGATGTAGTTTCCGTTCTTATCAAAATGGTTCTTCATGGTCTCTCTCCTAACTCTTCTATCTGAACGAAGATAGAAGCCTTCTCCGCGTATGTCTTCCTAACTCTCAAGTCAACGATCTTGGCATCATCAGTCCAAAATCCCATCTTCGTCATTCGATCGATAAAGGTCTTCGGGTAATTGTCCGCATCAGGTTTTGTGTCCTTCCACGTTCCCCAAATGCGCTTGGGTGCTTTGATGCTGAATGCAAACCACAGATCAAGCCTTATCGGTTTGTCTGATGTGTAATTGGGTTTGTAAGGCAACAGTGCCAAGTCGAAAGTCCTTTCAAGGTTCTTGAGCTTCTTGTCCTTGTAGTACGCACCCGTCCATCTGTTATGTCTCTTCTCTTGGTTCGTACCTCTCGGCAGACCTTCCTCAAATGTCAGTAGAAATTGTGTCTTCATCATTGTGCAGTGTCTCCATATACTCTTCTTCGCTGATCTTGCCAAGAATGAAATTTGAATCTTCCTTGGTGATGATTCCTCTTGCGTACAGAATCGCTATCAGTCTTCCAACGATGGTCTCCATAGTTAACCTCCTTACAGTTCAAACGGCAGACCTGCACTTGCATTCGTCTGCGGTATCTGGTTCTCTGTCTTCTTGGCAAGGACGAAGTCAACCCCTCCGACCAGAATGTATGTCTCAGTCACCTTTGTTCCGTCCTGTTTCTCGAATGAATCAGTTCTCAGCCTTCCCGTCACCTCGATCGGGTCACCCTTGTGGAAATACTTGGCGATGAATTCCGCTGTGGTGTCCCAAGCCTGAAGGTTGAAGAAGTCTGTGGTCTTGTTCTTGTCGT